GAAAACTTTTGCTCCCCTTAGGACCAGTCGTAGACTGTTCCAGTACCTTGTCGCATGGTCATATGTCCTTTACGTTGGACAAATGGCCTTTTAACACGGAGACGTTTGCGACAAATGCGACCCTTTCTGTATACATTCTTCCAAGCAGTGACTTTACGCCACTGCAGTGTCAATACGGGTTCAGAAAACCCGAGTCGACTTAATATTGTGGTTGAATGAATACGATCATTCCAGTTTATGACTTTGTCATGTTGCTCGCGAAGAGCAAGCCAGTAATATGGCAACTGAAATTGAACAAAGCGCTGTTTTGATACAGCCTTTAAGAGAGGGAAACTGAACTGCCCTGTTCCATGCAGAAACTTAGCATGTATTTTTGAAAAGGGAAATTCAGATGCATCCAACGGTACTTCCGTTGGCGTCTCTACTTTAATACCAGCTGTAGAGGGAAACGAAGGAGGAACCCTCGCTATCTCCAAACCGGTTCTAGTCATCTCAATTAACAGATAATACAGCGTCTGTCTAATTTCATGAGGTGACCATCGCTCACACAATCCATTGTACACCTTATAAAGGTGTGACATGTATTGTGTACGTGTTAATCTCTGTGCCTCGCCCCTGAAGAAGTAGGGTCGGACATCTACCCCGTGGTAATAATCTGCACCACAGGATTCACGGAAATGAGATTCTGCATAACTCTTCTCAATATTTAATGAGAAGCCCAACAAAGGGAAAACCCTTTGTATAACTGGGTGTAGCTTAGAGGGATAAATTAAATCATCCCCATAAACGCTATACAAACCATCAACCTCCATGAGCTCACCGATCGCTTTGATGACGCAATAAAAGATAAGCGTCTCAATTGGAAAAGTTGCGCCGTTTCCCATAGGTAAAACGGAAAAGGAATATCCTTGTTTCCATTCACCGTTCTGCTTATAGCGTACTTGGTGGGTAAGGCACTTTCTCAGCGCCTTATACCATAACCTGGGAAGAACGCGATTGCAGTGTTCAGCTAAAACTGAATCAGAGGCACGTTCTAGATCACCTGTTGCATGCGTTCTCGAGATAGAGAACATAGCAACTAGCTTTCTATGAATCCCTTGCAAACGGCGGATATTTATTCCAGCCGATGCAAGTAACTCTGTTACTGCATTTCCAACTGCATGTGAGTAGAAGAGTCCTAATAAACTTAAGGGAGTAATCCCTCTTAGGATCTGCCACGTCTTTGGAACGGCTTTCAAGATTAGGAACTCGATATCATTGTGGAATCTTTTCTTAGGGTCCTTTAAAATCTTGGACCGCAGACGACCAATAATCTTCTGCATAGGCTTATCTTCTTTAGCCTCAGAAAAGAACCACTTTGAAGTCTCGAAAGAGCCTGTGAATGCCTGCAACGAGGATAACTTCTTATCCAGGTATGCATCGGCTAACAGGCACCCAATACTGCTCTTCTTCCCAAATTCAGCAAGTTTATAAAGATCCTCTGGCGGTTTTCTGCCAAGGATGCGTCGCGCGATTTTCCGCGCTTGCTGCAGAACTTTAAATGCGATAGATGAATCTAATCGCACCGCAGCAAAATCGAGCTGTGCAGACCAGTACGCATCAAGCGTTCTGTCTTCCAGCTCCGCATCTGTATAGAGGTCTTGCTTGAATCTATACTTTTTAAGCAAGTCACGAATTTGGACGCTAGCCTTAAAGAAATAAGGCGAAGTTCCCATTAAACCGGGAAATTTGTAACGTCTGTATTCATGAATGCCAGCTTGAAGATGCTTTTCAGCATCCTGTCCAAACTGTTTACCAAAAGTATTCCGGAAGTCCCTTAGCAAACACCGGTGTAAACCGAGTGCTAACTCATCAGTTAAGAAATAACTGACATTAGCCTTTGTTTGGCTGTGTCTTCTTCTGCTCCTTTTCATTGGATGTCTCCTTAATGAGAGGAATGATAAGGGTTATCACTTTAACAATAAGTGATAAGATAGCGACAACTCCTGATACCGACGATTTATACAGTCGTATCATGAGAGATCACCTGTTCTACGGAACGAGGTGAGGTCGCTATCCCAAAACATTTGTGCATGCATAAGCTCATGAGCTTCTGCATCTGCAGCAGATGTTTCAGGATGAATTTCGATTTCAGATCGAACGACGTCATAGTAGTAAGAACCATCGGCAGCTTGCCGTGGAATGGTGGTAGTTAACCACCTTTTACCTTTCTGCCAGACGCCATTTACCAATTTCGGATTACGTGTTTTAAGCGTAACCTGAGGTCGGATTCTGAAATCTGATTCGCCCGCATCAGCAAGATGAAGACCGCTGGGAATCTCTACACCGTCGGGTGTAAAGGAAGAATCAGTACCAGCTGCGATTGAGATGTCCGCGATAGCGGCATCGTTTACTACGGTAACGCTTGTGGCGCTCATAGTATACTCCTTTATTTTAGAGCTTTTAAAATAGCTCCGTATGAAAGGGCAATGGAATCTAAGATCTTATAAAGATCAAGATTTGTATTACCCAGAAATAAGGGGGTGGAGGATAAGTCACGATTTACTTCTCTTTGATACCGATTTTGTTCGTACTTAGTCGGCAAAGAGTAGTGCTCGTGAGTAAAGCTCGGGACTCTAGTTGCCTTTAAAGAGGCATGTCCGCGGACTTTTGTCTTAATTGAAACTGTGTTACCAAGGATACTTATCCCTGGTTTTACTCGGAACGATCCGAGCCACGGTCCAATTGACCATATCCAATCCAAAACGAACGAAAGCCTAGTGAGCTCGAATAAAAGCTCAGGGGTAAATTGGTAAGACAAACCATATTTATCCTGCCACGTTCGTGGAAGCAGCTCTCGATAGTAGACAACGGCTCGGACTTCTCCTTCGAGGTTACATGTCAAAGACTTCTGAAATGTAAACCCGAGAGAATACGAGCTAGTGTCTGTTATACTATCGGAGAATTCTCTATTAGACCTAGCGCGCTTTATTGCGGCAGTATCTAATTTTAGAGCAGCTTCTTCAGCAAGTTCGATCGCGTCTCTCAAAAGATAGATTGCAGGTCTCCACCCATATCGGGCTTCGAGCCAGCAATCTGCAACGGTTTTACCGAATTCTTTGAGAAACTTGCCTGGATTTGCAACATGTTTTCTAATAGCTGCAAGCAGTCTAGCGTTCCTCTTATTATCTTTATAAAGGAAGCGTTTTAGACTATCCATCGGCGACTGAATCATAGAGAGCGTCTCTCGAAGCTCTCCCAATTCCTCTCCACCGGACAATAATGAAGCTCCCACCTTCGCCATAGCCTTTTGAAGGGCTATATCCTTTTGTCTGTCATATGAATCTAAATTAAATTCAAATGAAGACTCGGGAAAAGCGACACCTCCCCAGCAACCTTCGGCTATTTTAAGCTCGTAGTTGCCATTTGGGTAGGTACGGCGAGACTCAGAATGTCCTGTTCCAGGTTCATACCTGGACTCGCTAACAGTGTAAGGGTTGATTCTAAAATCACCCGGTGTAAAACTGCCCTCATCAATGGAATTCTTATCCATTGTCACGTTAATATCTTCACCGTAAGCCCATAACTGTGGGCCAACTGTTGAAAGATAATCGTAAATGAGAGTATCACTTGAATTGTAAACTTTATATTCAAGTAGTGTTACATTACACATAGCGAGGCCTCCGAGAACTTGTTTCTTGGATTACCT